GCTACTCTTTTTCCCTTCACGAATGCGAAGGGCTTCCTCACGAGCAATGCACAGTTTAGTCCATCCGACATCATCTTCGATGTCCGGGACCCTAACTGCGGCGGCGGACGACGAATCATCACTCGTCGACGTCGCATCACTTTCATCCTCCGCGGTGTTCTCCGGAGAGTTACACGTGCATCCACGCGCACACCGCGGGTGACCAGGTTGTCGGCAGTCGTTTGAACTGGCTGCCGGAGCACCTGTGTCACTACCATCAGCCACAGCACGACGTAGCTCTGCCATCTCACGTTTCAACACAGCGATTGCGTCAGTGGTGGGCTTGAACATTTCTGATCGCCGCTCCAACTTCGCATTGTACGTCATGTCATAACGTGTGATGTACACGTCGGCATTGGTGATGGCCCCAGCTTGCAAGCTAGGGTAGTGATTGAGAGCAATATGCACTGGCGCAGAGCCAGTGCTATTCTGCACGGAAAAAATCACGTGCTGCACACAGTTGTACTGCGTCACTGAGCCGTTGGTGTTAATAACGGCCGCAGACAAATTTGTGAATGCGTTTTCCACGAATGGTGAAGACCGGACAAATGGGAGGCTGACGTTATTCACGCTAGCGACCATACCCGTTGACGGCACCTGCATTGTAGTGGTACTGACATTGCAGATTGCCATCAAGTAAGTTCCCCTTGGTATGTAGTCCGGAACATCCCACTTCGTTTGTCCCCATGTTGTTCCTACATGAGGCAGAAATCCGGTGGTAGGGAGAGAGTTGGACCGAAGATTCCACGTTGAGCTGTCATTGATCATGTCGATCACGACATGCTGAGTGAAACCAACAGCGAATTGCTCGTACACTGGGCGACTAAGTTCGACGTCGTAGTGTACCCACAGTTCTCCAATTGCTTGATCTACGTCACTTTGACCCACTTTTCCGATGGAAAAGTTGCCGATGACCGACATTCGGGCATCACCAGGCAGTTGCAGTCGGTTTGTTGCACCCGACTGAACATACTGGTGAGTGATTGCTGACATAGATGCTGCACACTCCACCGGGTGAAACGACCGTTGATACGGTAGCGTTTGCACTGCGAACATCGCTGCTTCCATCGAACGTTTGTCGACAAAAGCATCGTCGTACGCGTCATAGTCTGTTGCCATGATGACCGAGCCCATCGCGCCAGTTCCTGTTGGAACAGCGGTTGCACACGTTGGACGGTACTCAAATACTAGGCCACGCCAGCGGAAGACTTCATACATCCTCGCAATTTGGCTGCCCCATGGCATCAGTAGCTTGTTACCGGGATTGATCATCCAATCACGACGAGCGAAGACGGAGCTTGATGCCACATCTGCCACGTACTCTGAATGGCGCAATCTCACGGTAGGCCCTGAAGATCCAGCGAACGTTGCTTGACTGTTCGTCATGAATCCGGACGCATTCGTCAACCCTCCGGCTGCCGAACCATCCAGGAACGAATTGCAGCGGCACGACCCAATCGATTGATGATACTCTCCAGCACCAAAGAATCTCGTGAGCCAAGACGCAGCGCTCCCCAAGGCTGAAGAGAATGGAATACCAAGCGCAGATGCACCCGCGGAGACAACATCCTTTGTAGCTTTACCCACTGTTGATGTTGGTGCGTAACTGACAACGCCCTTAACCGCGCGCGCCGCATCTCCAAGCGAGTACGTACCCGCCCCGCGAAGTTTTTTAGGCTTCGCGATGTTTTGGATTGCATGCTTGATCTTCTTGACCGTGGCTTTCTTGGTGTTCTTCTTTCCTCCCTTCATACTTGCTACACTAATAAATGCTGCATCACGTGCATGCCAGCATCATTATTGAGGTGACGACTCAAGTTGCATCAAGTGAATCCGGACAATGGCCTCGTCAGGCAAGAAAGTCTTCTGAATATCCTCCCACGTCAAACCGGAATATACCGCACCGTCCGTAAAAGGTCCGTATCTACGGTAAATCCAGTGAGCAAAGCTCTTCAATAGATTCCGAGAGCGTTCATCAAACCACCACTCTATGAGTAGAGCGTTCACGCGCAAGAGAATCCATCGAGGATCAGTGCACTTTGAACCCCACAGCAAGGTACCCACCATTTTGTCATACTTAGGAAGTGAGACATAGGCGGAGTAACCAGGTATGAACTTAAACTGTTTCGACAGAAATGATACGTTGTCGATAGTTTTCCATTCAAAGGTATCCCCTTCCGGTTCCATCAGAATCACATGTTTCAATGTGTCTTGGATGACTTTCGGGTTCACCATCGTTGCCATGAGGTCAGAAACCGACGCTGTCCAGTCATCGCCGAACAGAATAGGCTCCATATTTTTTCGTATAAAATCATGCATTTCACGAAAAGTAAATTTCGGATAGTGATTTTTTACGATAATGTACAGACAATAGTGCACAAATATGTGCATAGCCAACGTATTGTCCGACAGTGTTAAGAAACTACCACTAGGTGTACCTGTATTTTTTCCAACGATACTACCATCTGCCGTGATAATGATAGAGTTCGTGCAATGCCACTCGAGAAAGTCTATTATTTTACATAGCTCCTCGTCTGCATTAAGCATTTGCTTTCGAAACTCACACAAAAAGTCTCTCAACCGAATGAATACATGCGCATCCATCGCTTTGCCATCTAGATCGAACATCTTGCTGCCCATAGCACGCAGCTTCAATGCAATTCTATTCCATCCGCGGTAGAAGTTGGTAACTCCCACCGCACTACTTACCCACCGATTTCGTCCAGCACGATAAAGGCGGTTATGGTAGTCGGCATAGATGCGCGTGAGTGCGAGCGTCATCTCAAAAGGGGCAGCAATGTACTGCCTCATCTTGTTGTCAAACACTTTTTGTGACGCTCTCACTTCGTTTTTCATCGCCGATGACCAGATAGGTGTCCACGCAGTTCCCTTCAGTATCCGATCATACCAACTCACCAAATACTCTCTCACGTGTGGTTTTTCCCACACGAGTGATTTCTCAAATCCATACTGATTCCAATAGAAACCAGGACTAGATTGGTGATTCATTTGACTCCACGCAGTATCAACATCAACTACTACTGAGCCTCTCAAATAAGGAGCATAATCATGGAACAACGCATACTTTGCATACGCCCATGCGCCCTCATTGAGCACTGGTTGAGGTAAATCATATTTTTTCATTTCACGCAATTCATCCCGAGCGTTTCCATCGGCATACATGTACGACGTCGATAGACACGACTTGTCGTTTTCCACAGCATAGGACAAGAGGTAGGGGTTTGGTTCAATGACTTTGGGAGGTACCGTAGCACGCTCCGCCCATCCATAAAACACAAACGTTCCTCCGTCCAAAGCGTTAAAAACGCGAGGTGTAACTGCAAACCCTGTTTTCAATTTCCTACACTGCAGTATGTGGG